CACCGAGTAGGTGGGTATTCGTCTAAATGGGAGCTTTTCAGTCAATTACTGCCACTTTTGTGGCAGTTGTGCAACACCTGCCCTTTATTATATTCCTTTTGGTCTTGACATGGTTTACATTGATGTGCTTGAGGGGTAGATGGTGGAAAGTTTTTTTGGTGCTTGTAATGACCAGAAAATGCCAGGCATACACATATTGTAGTGACAATGAATTTGGTCTTTGTTCAACTGTACAATCAACAATTGAAACAAAATATTTTGTTGTGAACATTGCTAACCAAACCATTATAACCAAGTTAATTGATGGAGAATATTATTTCAATTTTTTAACTATGTCTAACTGCACATCAAGTGTTGATTTTGAACTTGTTTCTCAGAACAGTATAATAGTTAATGCTGACTTGGTGCCAGGTTGTAAAGGCGGATGGAAGGACAATAACTATTTTGATTTTTTTCACTGTCGTAATGAATCACAGTCCATCAGCTTAAAATATCATGGTCCTTTTAATGGAATTGGTTTTTGGGTTACAACTCCCAAAAAAACCAATGCCACTGAACTCAGACATTACACCAACCTTACTTTTAAGTGGAGACATCACGAATTTAACAAACACAACTTAGATATCACTCAAAATTTTACTAAGTTGTTCTGTAATCAAAAAAGAAACAACTGTAGAACTGTGGAAACCAGCTACTCCAGCACAACAAAGTGTGATGTGCTGCCTCTGTCTGTTTTAGACTCTCAAAACTACACCAAAAGACGCAAGAGAAATGCAGAAGTCGCTTTAACAACAACTACATCATTTATAAGTATAGTTGCTCTTGATACTGGATATTCTGATTCTTCTGAACTTTGGAAAAATTTAATTAGAACACAAGAATCATTAAACATTTTAGAAAAAATTGTTGCAAATTTATCATCAAATCAGATGATTTTGTCTGATCAAGTTACCATCGACCAATCAACAATTGAGAACATATTGTCTGATTTAACAGAACATGGGCTGAGATTAAATGAAGCTGAAAAATCATTTAATAACTCTCACTTGTGCATTGTGCGGAACGAAACACATGATGTCAACCATCTTCTGCGTGTGACCCACACTTATAATTTAACCACTTTTTACCATGATTGCAAAAAATTAATACTGGTGAATGATTCTCTCTCAGGTGTTATAGCACTCACTAAAACTGTTCATGAGGAAGCATTACAGGGATTAAGAAACAGTTTGTTAAGAAACTATTTGTTAACTCTTCGTTGGGAATACCCTTTCACATTGGCTTTGTTATTGTTAGGTGCCTTTTTCATATTTAATCAAAATAGGGCTAATAAACATATGCACTATAAGAAGGGAGAGGATTGGAAGTGTCCTTATCCACATTATCCTGACAGAAAGGGTCACTGTTCTTGCGGGAAAATTTATGAAAATGTTAAATTAATGGAATGTTCTATTGAAAAATATTAAAAACTCACAGAACATTCAAACCACCAATGCCTTCGGGCATTTTTGAGCAAGTGTGGTTGAGCTGATGCCTTCGGGCATTTTTAAACAAATGTGTTTTGATTAAAAAGGCCCGAAGGCCCTCTTTCTTTTCTTCCTAACACTGGATTTGATTACTTACTGGTGAGATAGTTGTACATTCTTTGGTTGTCTTCGGCAGCACAGTGTGGCAATTGTTTCAATTTGATGTCTTGTTCTTTGGCCTTGAGCTTGATACTATGAAAGCTCGATTTTGTGCAAATTCGTGATGACTTTTTGGCAATATAGTTGGCCTTTTCTCTTTCATTCCAATTTGGAAGTTTGAGTTCTGTTGCATTTCCCTTAAACCCTATCAGTTTAAGAAAAGTTTTGACATCATCTCCGTAATAATAAACTTTTGAGAACTGACTTAGTTCTTTGCTTGCCTCTTGAAAGATATCTCTTGAACACAATCCAGACACTTCCAAAGCATCTAAATTCAAACCATTGCAATATTGCGCATTTTGTAGATAGTCCTTTCCTGCATTTGAGGAGAAAAAAACAGCTTCTCTCAACCAACACCTCCCCTCCACAATGAAAAAAGTTGAAATTGCAACCTCATTTGGTTCTGATGAAGAACCTTCAATATCAATGAAAGTCATTAATTTTTCAGCTTTAGGGGTAAGTCTTAGTGATTGGACATCTGGTTTGTGGAAGGGTCCTACAACATCTGGTGCATCATCATAAAAATAGGTTTTAACATTTTTGGAAGTAGGTTGTGTTATTGAATCCTCTTGATTTGGTAGAGGCATTGTTAATTTGATTGGATCTTCAATAAATCTCACAGTGTTCAATCCATTTCTTCTAACATTTGTTCTGTTTTTGATTTTAGCATTAATCGTTGGTGTTGTTAGTATTGAGTGCAACAATAATTCATAGGTTGTGGTTGAACCTTCGGAAGCATTCACCGTGATTCCGTCTTTGTGTTTGCAGTACAGTAGATCCTTTAAAAATAAGTCTGCTTTTGATGATGAAACCATCCTGTCACTGACACAACCAGTTAATGCACTTATGGCTGACTGAAATCTTTGTCTATTCAATCTAAATGGTGAATCATGGAGCACAAGGTTATTTTCAATTTCTCTGAGGATTGAGTATTTAGCACTTTTGGACAATTGGGTTAAAACTTTTTGAGTAAATGGCAACTTGTTAAATATCAATTTGCATCGTCCTGACAGTTCTAAGAGTGCTTCCAAATCCATATTTTGTTTTTTTGCACAAAAAATGAGAATAAACAAGTAGTCCACTTGAAGCTGATTAGTTAAAATTTCTTGATTTTCTGTTTCATTGTAATCAAAAATTGATTCTTTGCATAACTTAAAGGTTTTAGCTGCCTTTTTACAATCATTGGTCATGCCATGATAATTAGCCAGAAATCCAGCAAGAGTACCAGTGCCCTGCTTTTTTAAGAATTTGGGATCAAGGTATCCTGTTTGTGTGAAGAGAATTAGGTCACCAATTGATTCTCTGACAAATTTTTCCCAACCTTCTTTTGTTCCAGTTCTTTGTGAGAGGTTGTTGTTGGTTTTCTTCTTCATTGTTTCAACATCACCTTTAAGTTCTAATAACTCTTTTAAGGTCATGGAGTGAGTTGTTATCACAACTGGAACTTGATCTGGGTCTTCAATAAATTCTGGGTTGTGTATGTCTCGAATTGATTTGTTGATTTCTTTGAGCTCACTGGCCACAGCTTGTGCTGTTCCACCTCCTCTGAAATGCTCATTGATATTATCACATGAGATGATTATATCATCTGTCACTTTATCCCACATTTGTTTGAGTTCATCAATCACATTTTCTTCAATTCCATATTTGCTGTGAATTTCCTTCACACTCTCATATGTTAAGTCTTTGATTTGAGACATTTTGATTAAAACCAAGTCTTTTTAACAAAAAACCCACCTCCTCGGTGC